ACAAAATCGCGATCACAGAAAGGTACCAAAAAGTACATAACTGGACATTTAGCAAGATTGTATGTCACACCCTGTCGATTAAACGCTGAATCATCCGTTGCGGATGTTGATGTAATTGCAACTTTTACCATTTGAGAAAAACCCAATGGAGGTCTTGAATCAATACGCATAATGCACATCTTAGCACGATGGTACTGGAAAATTTCCATCAACACATCAGCTTTTGGTGCTATCTCTTGTAATGTAGGAGAGATAACTACGCGTGGTTGAATTCCATTAAGATAAATTGGGTCTAACAACTGGAAATGCTTGATATTATCAGGCAAACTCATAGCTGGATCCATTATCTTTGGAATTTCTTTTGGTAAAAGGCCATGTGATTGACCTAGATCATATGCATAAACTGGTCCATCTGCACTCATGACTTTAACTGGTGGGCCAATATCCGATTGGACGCCTTCAAATTGAATGTCTGTTTCTGGGTTGGTCTCCTCTGGAGAGTAATTTCCATAATTTAACCCTAAATTGTAAAGGGCCTCTCCTTTTCTTTGAATATATCTTTTAACATTATCCATGACTGGCATTAACGATTTGTCAAGTGATTCTGTTAAATTTTCGCTTTCAAAACAATCTGTTTTAATTTCTTTTGTGTAATAACGTAAACGGGTTCTTCCGTTTTCAAATGTAGCTTCACAATAAACTTTTTCTTTATGTAAACCATTAGGATCCAGGACACCAATTCGAAGCAAATACGAACGCAAAATATCCACATACCTACTTAAAAGTATGGGAAAAATAGCTTCTCGTAACTCAGGATGGTTATGCTTGAATTTATACGTAGATACGAATTCTCTCAATTTCTTGACGAATTGTGCATAGTATTTCTTTCCATGTAGCATTGCCTCTATCAATTGTTCTCTAATTGTTGCCTGCCATTCTTCTATCTCTTCTTCGGTTAAACACGAGTAATTGAATACGCTCTCAATAGATGTTGTATCAAGAGGAGCAATCCATATATTTGGAAACAATTGGTGAAAGTTTCTCTTTAGAAACTGCAGTTCACAAATATTAGTAAAGTATGGTAATTCTACATCTGATTTATTTCCAGGTGTTACAGTTTGTCCAATCTCTGCCATTACTGATTTATATGCATGAAAGTCAAATCCCATGTCAACGGCTTCTTGTGTTAATCCTAGTGCTTTGTCATCTCCAAAATTCTTATCTCTTACATAACGTAAGTACGTTTGCAATGATGTATGTCCGGTTTGTTTGATGAACACGTACCAACCGTAAAGGAAATT